GACCGGGGAATTGTTGAGCTACGAAAGCAGAAAGACCGCATCCGGGGCTATCACTTACAATGCCCCGGCGGGGATGCACGATGATACCGTTATGGCGTTAGCTATGGCGTGGGATATGGTGGCGGGTGGCAACACCTGGCTGATGGAATAGGAGGCGCGATGCTGAAATTTTACAAATTAGACGGTCAGAGTGTAAGCGTAAAATCATACGTGGATGAGGAGGGGTATACGATATGGGGCGCAGACGCCGCCAACAGCCCCGCCGGATTGGTGAACACCGTCCCCTGGTTGTACCGGGCGGTTGATCTCATCGGGGATCGTTCCAGTACCATGCCCTTCGCACTCGTCAAGGGCGGGGCGGATTATGATACATCCGCAGACTGGCAGAACAGGATTGGCTTCCTGCCCAACCCCAGGAGGCTGATAGATGTGCTGGCACGGTCATTAACGGTATATGGCAAAGCTTACCTGTTGAATAATAGGAACACGGTGCGGACGTTGAGCCTGCGCTACCTCCAGCCGGAAACGATTACACCGATAATAGACCCGGCGCGGGGGCTGGTGGGATTTGAACGCCGCATCAACAAGGGTGAAATGATGCGGTATGCGCCGGAAGATATTATTTACTTCTGGCTTCCGAGCGAACAGGTCGAGATTGGACCACCCCCCTCCAGCCCGGTGATTGCCGCAGCCGCAGCCGCCGGAGTGTTGAAGGCATCGGATGACTTCGCCGAATCCTACATGAGCCGGGGCGGGGTGCGCGTGACCATCCTCGCCGTACCAGGGGACACCCGCAAAGAGGAACGCGACAAGCTAAAATCCTGGTGGGATAATGTGGTATCGGGCGTCAAAAACGCCTTCACCGCCCACGTCCTCAACGCTGAAGCGGTCAAGCCAACCGTCATCGGGGACGGGCTGGAGGGCATACAGAACAGCAGCCTGACGGTTCAACGCCGGGAGGACATTTGCACCGCCCTGGGCATCCCCCAAACGCTGCTATTTTCCAACGCCGCCAACTATGCCACAGCCCAGCAGGATGTTCTATCGTTCTATGACATGACCATTGTCCCCCTCATGGAACTGATTGCCGAAGTCCTGAACGAACAGCTATTCCATCGCTACGGGGTGCGGATGGAACCGCGCCCGGAAACCATTGACGCCTTCCACGAGGATGAGAAGGACAGGGCGGGTGCGTATGCGTCCTATGTGTCAAGCGGGATGAAGCCCAGCGTGGCGGCACAGATATGCGGGATTGAACTACCGGCGGACATGGAATACAGCGAACTGGACGATCCGGAGCCTGCCCCACCACCTGCCCCGGTGGTGGTCGAGGAACAGCAGCCGGAAGAACAGCCGGAGACGCCGCCAACCCCCATCCAGGCGGAAATGCGCCGGTGGGAGCGCAAGTCGATCAACGCCCTGAAGCGGGGCGAACCCGCCCAGGTGGAGTTTATCAGCAACGTCATTCCCCACCTCACGGCTGCCCGGATAGAAACAGAACTCGGACGGTGCAAGTCCATCGAGGACATCACTGCCGTGTTTGCCTACTACGCCCCGCAGACTGACATGGTGGCGATTGACCAGGAGGTGAAAGACATGGAGACTGAAAAGCTGGACATGCTGCTGGCAGCATTGAAGGCGATTATGGAAACCCCGGAGCGCAAAGCCGCATCAGTGGCGAGCATTGACATTCCAACGGTCAATGTCACAGTCCAGGTGCCGCCCGAAAGCATCCAGGTGAATGTACCTGCCCAGCCCGCCCCGGTGGTGAACGTACCTGCGCCGGTGGTCAATGTCACCGTACCCGAACAGCAAGCCCCGGTGGTCAATGTCACCATCCCGGAGCAAAAAGCCCCGGTGGTGAAGGTGGAGCCGGTCATCAATGTGCAATCCCCCGCCCAGCCGGATGCCCCGGTACAGCTGCGGGTTGAGCGGGATGTGAACGGAAGAATAACAGGAGTGAAGGAAGTATGACAAAACGAGGTAAATCGGAACTGCTATGGCGCATCCTGGTGGCACATAATATCATCGAAATGCTGGAGGATACAGACGACCCCCGCAAGGATGATGCCATAGCGCACTACATGGAACAGGCTGCCAAATTGGAGCGTGAACTGGCGGAGTTGAAAAATACCCCGCCGGATATTGTGATTGGATTACAAGCCGCAAGAATATCGGCTAAAACAAAAAAGGAGTAATACAATGGCTGAAGGTGATGCAACCGTAATGAACAATTTTAAAGAACAACTGCTTTTGAAAACCATCGACTGCAACAGCGACACGTTCAAAATTGCCCTGTACTCAACGGCATTGAATAGCCCGGATGGAGCAGACACCGCCTACACTGACACCAACGAAATTGTGGCGTCCGGGTACACAGCAGGCGGGGCTGCCGTTGCCAATCCTACTGTTACCCAGGACGATTCTGGCAACCTTGCCAAGTGGGACGGGGACGATGTGACCTGGACCAGCCTCGCATCCGCCACGATTACAGAGGCGCGTCTCTATGACGACACCACCGCAACCAAGTGGGTGCTGATATTGTGGGCGATCTCCACGAACAGCAACGGAGGCAACTATACGCTGTCATTTAGCGCAGACGGTATCATGACGCTGGCATAACACAACACAAATGGCAATCAGCAACCCCACCCTGCTGGATACCCAAACGCTGCAGACGGCGGACCAGCTAAACAGCGCGTCCATCTCGCCGTCCGCCAATGCGCTGCTAGTCATCGTTCATACTGTCCTGGCGTCCAGTGGCAGCGGGTGGACAGATGCCGTCAGTGACAGTTTCGGCGCGAACCTGGGCGACTGGACCAGCATAGGGGTGGAAATTGACGGCGCGGCAACCGTCCACATGTGGCTTCACTATGCCCAGTGCGGGGCAACGCCGGGCAGCGGGACAGTATCGGTTGATCCGTCCGGCGGGACCAGGCAGATCATGTTCGTTTTGGAGTTGACCGGACACAACACCACCAGCCCGGTGACGCAGTATAAGACCTACTCATCGGACGCCACGCCAACCAGCCCGGAAATCACACTAGACAGCAGCCCGGCGAGCGGATCGCTGGTGCTGGGTGCAATTGGCGGCGGTGTTGGCACGACTTCTTCCGGGGCAACGTCCGGCACTGGATTCACCGAACTGGCGGACACGCGGGTGGCGACAGTCGGCGTCACGTCCTGCGCCGTACAGTATGACAACGGCAGCGCGGACACGACCTGCGACTGGTCGTTATCCAATTATGGACAGACCATCACCGGGATTGCCCTGGAAATTGCCGCCGCATCGGGGGCAAGTCCAGTTTCCATCACCCTGGATAAGGCAGCCGTCACAGCGTCCGGCAAGGCATTATCCATCACGAAGGGCGCGGTCAGCATCACGCTGGCAAAAGCCGCACTCACCGCCGCAGGCAAAGCCCTGTCAGTCACCGCACCAATACCCCCCACGTCCATCACGCTGGCAAAAGCCGCCCTGACTGCATCCGGGAAAGCCCTTACCGTCACCCCCGGAGCGGTATCGGTAACACTGGATAAGGCTGCCCTGATTGCATCGGGCAAGGCTGCAACAATAGCAATTGGCGCGACCACCATCACGCTGGACAAGGCATCTATTACAGCATCCGGCAAAGCCCTGACGGTGACACCGGGCGCAGTGAGTGTCACCCTCGACAAAGCCGCCCTCGTTGCCAGTGGCAAGTCATTGATGGTCACGCCGGGGGCTGTATCAGTCACACTTGACAAAGCAGGATTGACGGCTGCGGGCAAAAGCCTGACAGTGATGCCTGGCGCGGTGAGTGTCACCCTCGACAAAGCCGCCCTGGTTGCAAGCGGGAAAAGTATCACGGTATCAGGGACAACGCCCATCACCATCAGCCTGGGCAAAGCGGCGGTCACAGCATCCGGCAAGTCCCTCACGGTCACACCCGGCGCAGTCAGCATATCCCTCGACAAAGCATCCATTCTGGCAGCGGGCAAGTCCATCGCCGTCAGCGCACCGGCGCCGGACACAGGCGGGCATTCAGCCTGGGCGTACAACCGCTGGAAAGAGATGGAACTGCGGGAATATTTGGAATCAGAGGACGAACTTGTTATACTATTAGCAAGCGCGGAGGTCGTGAAACGTGGCAGAGGATAAAGTCAAGCGGTTTGTGTCCATCGTTTATACCGAAACAGAAGGCATTAAATTACAACGGCGCGACAAGCGGGAGCCGGACAGGGACTGGAAGGAAATCGCCCAAAAGCGGATCCAGTCGATTGTGCGCCGCCGGTTCAAACGCCAGAAGGCGGCCATCCTGGACTGGGTGCAACGGCAGGCAGTTTATACCAAAGCCCCCATCCCGCCGGATGATCTATTCGAGGACGAAGAATGGGACATTGAGGACGAAGCCGCCATGATGCACATTATCCTATGGGAGATGGGCAAGGGGGCGGAGCGGTTTTCATCATCCATCGGCATGACCTTCGACACGTCCGGCATCAATGTCAGGGCGGCGAAGTTTGCCCGAACTTATCTCACAAAGTGGCTGGCGGACCTGGACAGAACATCAAGGGAGATTGTGCGCAACGCCCTGGCATTGTTCGTTGAAACGCCCGGCATGACCATCGGCGACCTGGTGAAGATGCTGCCATTCAACGAGGAACGCGCCTTGAGGATTGCCGTCACTGAAACAACCCGCATCTACGCCAAAGGACAGATGATTGCCGCCCAGGAATTAAAAGAACAATACCCGGACGTGCGGATCATCAAAACCTGGTTCACGGATAATGATGATAAGGTATGCCCGGTCTGCGGACCGCTGCACGGCATGACAATTGACGTAGACGAGCCATTTTATGACATCGAGGATGATCTATACCAGGACGGCAACCCCCCGGCGCACGTGAATTGCCGGTGCTGGATTGAGACAAGCACGGACATTCGGGGAACCCGCTAATGTCCAACGATTTATACATCCAGGTGGTCGGGCTTGACAAGGTGGAAGCCGCATTCAAGCGGTTCCCGGATGAGATTGAACAGGACATCGGGCAGGCGACTGCGGAAGCCGCCAAACTTGTCATCGCCCAGGAAGGGGTATCGAACTATCCCCCTGCAACGGAGGCAAACGCCCCGCCAGTCCCCTGGTATGAACGAAATAAAGGCATGTGGGTGATGTATCATGGTGAAGTCGTTATCCGAAAAGAATCGGAACATTATGGACGAAACTTTAAGGTGGAAAAGAAGGGCATGGGGGTGACAATCCTGAATAAAGTTTCCTATGGTAAATATTTGGGCGGCGAACAGCAGGCGCGCCACATGGCACGGATTGGCTGGCGCAAGGTCTTTGACGTTGCGAAGGAAAAGCAGGCGGAGATCACCGAGATATTTAACCTGTGGATCGCCAGGCTAATTCGGCGGTTGAATTTGTAATAAGTACTTGACAGTTGTACAGACATTTGCTATCATAGGTGTACACACTATGACGGGCGAGGAATATCATCCACCGCCCAGGAAAGCGGGAATGTAAAAAGCGGACGTCATAGGCTTACGGTATAGGTGCTGAAGCACAAGTAAGGTCAAACGTGACTTTACTTGTGCTTTTCGTTTAAGGAGGTGTAATGGAACAAGATTCCACCACCATCACGCCCATACCAGAAGCGGGGGAAACGACAGAGAGCGTCAAGACCGGCGCACGCAACAGCCGCGATGATAAGGCGCGCATTCGCAAGGCGCGGGAGCTTGCCACAAATATTGTGGATATCACACGCGAACTGGTTCCAGATGACCAGGACTTGCCCGAAGGGGAAATCCCGATCAAGTCTGACGACCTGGTGCAGTTTGGCGATTGTGTCAAGGCAACCCGCCTGGAGGATGGCACTCTGAAATTAGGCGGCTACCTCATCCGCTATTCCACCGAGAACGACCCGGACGTGACCGGGGACTATTTCACCCACGATACCGACTTTGGACACGACTTCCCGGCGCGCATGCCCGTGTATTTCCATCACGGTATGGACGCCAAGATGGGGAAGCGGCGCCTATCCTCCGCCACATTGACCGAGGATGAGTTTGGCATTTGGGCTGAAACAATCCTGCGGGATCGTGACGAGTATGAAAAGTTTCTCGCACAGATGGCGGAAGCGGGCAAGCTGGGCTGGTCATCCGGCGCGGCATCCCACCTGGTAGAGCGGAAATCAACAGGCAAGGCAAACCGGATTGACACCTGGATTATTGCCGAAGCCTCCCTGACACATACCCCAGCGGAGCCGCGCAACAGCGTCAGCCCGCTGAAATCAATTCACCCAATCCCTCAAGAGGAGGAAACAACAATGGAAATCACCGAAGATCGACTGACTGAACTTATTTCAGCAGCCGCAACCAAAGCCGCTGAAGAAGCGGTCAAGTCCATGCCCGCTGTTACGCCTGCGGCTGGATTTGATGTGCAAGTGACCAAAGACGCCGGAGATCAACCCTTCAAAAGCGCGGGCGAGTTTTTTCAGGCAGTCAAGAACGCTGCCCTGTACCCGTCATCCGCCGATGAACGACTGAAATCCCTCAAAGCCGCGTCCGGCATGAGCGAAGGCGTCCCCGCCGATGGCGGATACCTGGTATCCCCCACCATCGCTGGCGGCATCGTGGAGAAAATGTACTCCACCGGTAGCATCCTGTCCCGCGTGGCGATGGATAATATCGGACCCAACAGCAACGGCATGACCTACAACGCCATTGACGAATCCAGCCGCGTGGACGGCAGCCGCTATGGTGGTCTGCAAGGCTATTGGCTGGCGGAAGCCGGAAGCAAAACCAGCAGCAAGCCGAAGTTTCGCCAGGTTGACCTTAAATTGAAAAAGGTCGCGGCACTGGCTTACGCCACAGATGAACTGCTTTCCGATGCAACCGCCCTGGAAGCCTGGCTGTACCGCACTGTTCCCAACGAGTTGCGCTTCAAGGTTGAAGATGCAATCTACAACGGTGACGGTGTTGGCAAGCCCCTGGGTATCATGAACGCCCCCTGCCGCGTGGATGTGCTGCGCTATGCAACTTCCGGCGTGGCGATCCAGGACATCGTGAACATGTATGCCCGCCGCTATTCGGGCTACAACGATTATGTTTGGCTGATCAACCAGGACGTGATGCCCCAGCTTTTGCAGCTGACCATCTCCAGCACACCGGTCTTCCTGCCTCCGGGCGGATTATCCGGTGCACCTTATGGCACCCTGTTTGGTCGTCCAGTCATCGAGGTCGAATATGCAGCCACAATGGGAACCGTTGGTGACATCGTTCTGGCGAGCTTGAGCAATTATCAGGCGATCCAGAAGGGTGGCATTGAAGCAGCCAGCTCGATTCACGTCCAATTCCTGACGGACGAAACCGTGTTTCGGTTCGTGTACCGGGTGGATGGCGCACCGACCTGGGGCGCAGCCCTCACCCCGTTCAAGGGATCGAACACCCAATCCCCATTTGTTGCGCTTGCTACCGCAACGGCATAAAGGAGGCTGACAATGGGTAACAATCTCGTATCGTATGACAACGTTGTGATGCTGATGGCACCGCAGGACATTGCCGGAACCGCAACCGCATCCACCTATCTTGACCTCAAGACTGCGAATGACTGCATGATTTACGTCATGGTGGGCGGTATCACCACCGCAAGCGCAGACCAGACCGCTGGACCGGTTATCACCATCCAGGCGTCTACCGCTGCGGCATCCAACGCCACCGAAACCAATTATGAATTCCTGTACCGGCTTTCGGGCGCAGTCCAGAGCAACACCTGGACAGCCCCGGCATCTGCAACTGCTGGCGTGGACTTGACCGTGACCGGGGATGACAAAATCCTGGCAATCAAGGTTGATCCTGCAGGTGTTGCCGCACTCGGCGCAGACTTCCGCTATGTTCGTGTAGTGGTGACCCCTGGCACCGGCGGGGCAACCTGCCTGGTCAGCGTCATGGCGGCAATTGACACGCGTTACAAGCAGACCACCTTCGTGTCTGCGACCTAACTCCTCCATGCTGAAAGGGGGGCGGAAGTTTTGCGCCGCCCCCCGGACAGCAAAAGGGCAATTATGCGAATTGGCAACAATCCCATGCGAGGCAAGCCCCTCCAGCACACCATGCCGGGTGAAGTGGCAACGGTGACGACACACCTGCCCAACCAGGAAGGCTACCACGCCCAGCGGCTTGAAGTTGTCCAGACCTGCCTGAAAAGTATGCGCAACGGCGCAAACGTCCCGGTGATGGTATGGGATAACGGATCGTGCCAGGAACTGCGAGACTGGCTGCTGGACGACTACCGCCCGGACTTCCTGGTGTTGTCTGACAACGTAGGAAAGCACAATGCGCAGAAGTCCATCGCCAACCTGTTCCCGCCGGAAACCATTATCGGCTTTTCAGATGACGACATGCTATTTTGGCGCGGCTGGTGGAGTGAGAGCATTCGGCTGCTGAAGGGTTTTCCCAATGTGGGTATGGTGTCTGCCTGGTACGCCCGAACTGCGACCAAATGGGGAATCAACAGCACTCTGGAATGGTCGGGGGGTGAAGCCCAGGTAGAGCGCGGCAACTTCACCCCGATTGAGCATGAGATTGATTATGCCCGGTCGGTAGGTATGCAAGTCGATCCACATATAACCCGCATCTCCGGGATGGATG